GCCTGGCTTGCGATATTGGCGGAACCTGCCTGGGAGCCGGCAGCCAATACATTGGTAAACCGTCCAGCCTGGTCTGCCGCTGCCCCATATTGGTTGAGTGATAAAGTAAGTGAATCAACCGCTTCGTTCAGGGTGATGTCTTTGGCTGCCGCCTGCAATCGCATGGCTTCCTCCGTAACAGCCTTGAGCGCCTCCTTGTCTCCCAGCAGTTCCGGTTTGGCCGAACCGACCAGCATGAACGCATCCAGGATTTCGGCTGCCGACTGGCGGACACGCAAGCCCTCTTTTGTCATGGTGGTGGAAAGCGTCTTGGCCTGCCCGGTCAACCAGGCAATGCTGTCATCATCAAGTCCGGTCAAGGCTTTCAGCCCGGCCTGGGACTCCTCCAACTTGTTGCGTTCGTCTCTGATGGCGCGCAAGGCAAGGGTAAAACCGGTCAGGAAACCTATTACGGACAAGATAACTCCACCGAAACGGTTGAACCAGTCTACCATACTGCCAATACTGACAGTCGCTTTCTTGGTTTCGGTGGTGATGCCTTTTATCTCCTGGCGATGCCGTTTTAAAATTCCCTGAAGATGCTGTATCTTCGCCATGGTGCGGTTGTATTCCTCAGAGCCGCGTGTCATTTCCTTAATGTCACGCTGTAGGCGTTTCATCTCCAAATCAATGGAATTGATGTCATTCTTAATTTCCTTGCCATCGATGTACAAGTAGACACCTCTTTTGACAGTCTTGTCACTTTTTGCCATAACGTTTTTCAATTGTTATTTTATCAAACTTCTGAAGCACATTCTTGAGTGCCTGGTCACCGTAATACTCTCCGGATAAATCAGCCAGTGATTCGATGTTATCCACAATGGGAGGGTCTAACCAGGGTAGGGGACTTCGCCGGATAACGGCATAGTGTTCGTCAACGGTACGCATGCGCCGGATGCGATATTCAGAAACACGTAAAGAACGCAGTTCCTGACGTTTCTTCTTATCGCTCCATGCCGAATGTCCCTTCATTATAATTCCGTTCTTGACGATATATCCACGCCCGGCGCCATATTCCCGGTACGCACCATACCGGGCAAAGCGGAACCCCAGACCGACATAAGCCGGTCCACCTTCACGGTCTTTCAGCCAACGGGATTGCAGTTCCCTACGCAATCTGCCGGTTGCGTGTGTCCGTTGTAGAATATTTACGGAGGTATTCTTGACTTTCCACGTCCAGTTCTCAACTCCTCGATTGAATTTCTCGGAGGTCATTAAATTCTTTTCTTCAGTTATTGCCATAAAAAAGCCTTTAGTTTCGGACACAAAACTAAAGGCTGAAAAGAGTGGAAAAAAGGACAAGAATTCAACGGACAGAGAACTTGAAATCATTGACTCGGTTCAGCCATCCTTTCCGGAATACAAGCTGCGACGGGTCCCTTTTACAGATTTCTTCAATAAACCGGATTCTGTCTGTCTTGATAGCTTCGAACAGCTGCCGTTGGTTGGCCAGATTGATACTTGCAACCGTCTGAGGACCTACGATGCCGTCTACATTGATTTGCAGTAGTTGTTGTACCCTTGTGATACCGGGACGTCCGGAGGCCCACACCCAATCCACACAGATGTTCGCAATGGACTGGTTGTGTATGAAGTCCGCTTGGTAACAGTCCCAATAATACTTCTTGAAAACATGAAAAACGTCATCCGGAGTAATCATGCGTAAATCATCCGCATCAATGTCTCCGTCACCATCCTTGTCATAACCACATGATTTCCACGTAGACAAGGTTATCCCCATATTGGTTTTGCCACCTTTGTCATTTTTGTGGTCACTCCATCCACCTTCCCATTTGCGGATGACCTTGAATAAGATTTCTGCTTTTGCCATAACTATGAATTAAAAAACAGAGGCAAAAGTAATGTATGACTTAATTTTTATGTAGGACATGCATTCTCCGCAAATGGTCATCCAATGTTTTAGGGTTACATTTAAGCTTACGACATATGGCTGCCTTTGAATAACCATATTCGAGCATAGTTCTAATGAGAGGTTCCTTTCCTGTAAGCTTGTAATGCGAATTCTTTCCACCAGATGGCCGGCCTAATTTTAGGCCTTCAGCCACACGACGAGCAAGCCCTGCTTTGGTTCGACGAGATATGTCTTCCCGCTCTTTTTGGGCGAATAGAACCTTGAAGAATGTATCCTGAACAGAATCCGAGTCATCCTTTACCAACTTATCATCCCGTATTTCAATAATACTGGCATTGGCCATGAGGCAATGAGATATAATAGCTATAACCATATATGCACAGCGTCCAAGTCTTGATAACTCTGTAACATATATAATATCTCCCTTATTTATTTTATGCAATATCTTACCTAACTTTCGCACATTAGGATGCCTGGCACCGCTCACACTCTCTTCAATCCACCTATCAATAACAAGCCCCTTACGCTTGCAATATTGCATAATCTCATACCGCTGATTTTCAACGGTCTGTTTTTCGCTGCTAACCCTTATGTAACCGTAATTCATAGCTGTTTTTTTGCGAGAAAGTAATAAAATATCTGCGAAAAAATAAAATATGAGATAATAGGTTTTCATAACCCGGAAGATTTGCCCCTTAAATATGCAATATTATGGCAGGTAATGATATAGCAATGAATGCGTTTAAGGTTCTAACTGATGTGGCGTATGTATATGGAGAGGCAAGTGATAGTAGCCAAGGGAAGATTGGGAAGAGTGATTTAATATCCAAACTTCTTGCTGCATCTGGATTAGATAAAATTGAAATTATATCTAAGTCGGTAGATGTAAATCAAAAGTTAACTCTTGACTTGAAAAACGGATTATATTTTCTGATAGGTTCTGGAAACTTTGGCTTTTGTGATTTAGTGTCTGTATACAAAAAGGAAATTACCGTTATAGCAAATAAAGGTTATGGAACCCTAATGATAGGAACCGACAATATAGTAGCTGGACAACATTGCATTTACGTAAATGAGACCGATAATAAAATAGAATTCAAACAATATAATTCATTCATTGATGTAACATTTGGAGGTATTATCGCATGAAATAGGTATGCATATATTACTTAATTTAAGGACTACATTTGGTCTCTCGCTTCTTTGCCATACTCTTTGCCCCTTAAATGTGTTAAGTATGGCAGAACAAGATATAGCAATGAACCAGTTTCAGATAGTGACTGATGTGGCGTATGTGTATGGTGAGAAAAGTGATAGTAGCCAGGGGAAAATAAAGAAGAGCGATTTATTATCCAAAATGTTTCAATATAGAGGAGACGTTTCCGAAAATTATGACAATTTCATAGAGAATGGAATTTACCAGATATATTCCGGTGCAAATGTAACGAATGCTCCGACTGGTATAGGCTATGGCATGCTATTGGTATTTAAAACCCAATTCTATTTATTTCAAATTGCCATGGATGTACGTCCCAGTAATATATCTGTGAAGCTAAGAACCAATTCAGGACCTGCATGGTCTGAATGGAAGTCAGTAACTCTTACCTAATCTGACGGCTTCATTGTACCATTCTATTTCTCGCCAATCTTCTTGCCCCTAAAATGTAAGAATATGGCAGAGCAAGATATAAGAGAAGACCAGATGACTATAACTAATACAGTGGATTATCTGAGAGGGATAAAGGGTAAGGACAGCATACTTATCGCTCCCGGTAATTTGTTGAGTGCACTGTTTCAATATAGAGGTATAGTTCAAGATGCAAATAATTCTCTTGGTGCTGGCTACTATACAGTTAATAGTAGCGCAATTCCTAATATTCCTTACGCAGGATATGGTATTTTGGTGGTATTTAAAGCTTCTAACTATATTATTCAGTTATATTTATATGGTGATGGCATAAAACAAAGGAAATCTCCAGATATAGGTGTTAGTTGGGGAGATTGGAAGTCTATAACATTTACTTAATCAGAACGCTTTATTTACCCTTTCGCTTCTTTGCCTTATCTCTTGCCCCTTAAATATGAGATATTATGGCAGAGGATATTAGAGAGAATGCAATGGCTGGAGGAACACCTACAAGATTGCGTGGGCTGGATGCAAATGGTAACAGTATATCACCAACATTGAAAGAGGTGGCAAAAGCATTACCAAAACGAAATGAGTTCAATATCGATATTGAAGCTGGAGAGATTTATTCCTTAAATGTAGGTTCATACAATACCCTATTTGTTTACTATACGTCAAGTGCAGGCGTTGGATGTATGGTTTTATTAGGATGGAGTTCTACTTATATTATAGGGAATAATAGGTTCTCGAGCAGTGATGTACCTGATAAAATCTGTATTTATAACACCGGACTTGGTAGATATGCCATCAAAAACGGACTGTCCTCCTTAATCACATTGAAAATTAATGTTGTATAAATTCTTTCTTTAAATAGTTATTTCTTGCCATATCTTCTTCTGCCGTATCCTTTGCCCCTTAAATGTAAGAGTTATGGCAGGTAGTGATATAGCAATGAATGCGTTCCAGATAGTAAGTGATGCACCGTATGTATATGTAGAACTGGCAGATGGTAGCCAGGGGAAAATAAAGAAGAGTGATTTGGCAAATGTGATGAATACATTAATAGGAGGCTTATTTCCAAAGTTATTTTCCACTCCTTCAGCTGGAAATGTAAAAGGCTTTATAATTAGAACTGCAATAAGTGTGGCGCAATATCTTGCCATAAGGTTGCAATGCTCTATAGGTTTTAACCAAAACAATATGAGTAATGAGAATTTCTCTGTCAATATAAAGTATTGGGAGAACAAATTCGCAGACAGTCGTCTATCCAAAGAAAATTACAGTTCAACAATATGTGATTATATCGTATGCTACGTTGATAATGACAATACTTTCAGTTTTTATTTAAACAGTAAATACCCAAACCATTCTGGTGGCTATCTTATGTTGTATGTTATATCCAATGTTAATGGAAACAAGAACCAGATTCTCTCCATGGAAGCGGTAACATCAGAATATGTTATGGGTTCTCATGCCCAGGAAAATAAAATTACCATTTCATAAGTCTTTATTAGGCTGTTCATTTTTCTTTCCAATCTCTTGCCCCTTAAATATGTTAAGTATGGCAGAGGATATTAAGGAAAATGAAATGACTTCGGTCAGCAGCGTGAATTATGTGAGAGCGTTAAAGGGTAAGGACAGCGTATTGGTTACTCCTTCATCTCTAATGACGCAAATAGGCATTTTACATACATCATTCTCCCTTTCTCCAGGAGAACAGTATGAATTACCCTATAAATCTGGGTTAATTATGATACAAAATTCCAATCGTTCACACGAAAAGGCTGTTGCAACTTTGTATGGAAGTGGAAATGGAACTGTAATAGTCCCATCAAGTACCATTCAATTTTTCTCGGAAGAAATAGGCAAAGTTTGTGTTTTTAATAATGGAGAAAATACGAAATATATTATCAAAAATACAAGAAATGAATCTCAAAATATTATCATTACATTTATAGAATAAATCTATTTAGTTTACCAAATAGGAAGAGCTTTTCCTACCTTATATTTTTCCGTCATATCCTTTGCCCCTTAAATGTAAGAATATGGCAGATAAGCAAGATATTAGAGAGAATGCGATGAGTGGTGGAACACCTACAAGATTACGTGGACTGGCGGCAAACGGCAACAGTATATCACCAACATTGGAAGAGGTAATGAACGCAATGGGAATATATACCTATAGCTTTACATTGGCGGCAAAAGAGGAAAAAGACCTTGGCGACTTGGGGTACGGTATGTATTTGCTTGCATCCCCCAACAATGCAGCAACTGCTATATTTGCTTTTGGTTCCTATTCAAAAGGTTTTGTGTCAGATGCAGGTTCAAATTTTTACTGTGATTATACAGATGGGACTAAAGGTGTTGCTTTCGGTCGAAAAACGACAAATGGTAGCTTTTTTATCAAAAACAACAGAAGCACTGAAACATACATAGTTTTAAAAAGGATTGGTACCTTATGATAGTGGTTCTGCAAGCCATGTGGATTTTCATTCTGGTTATGCCCGTTCTGACCGAGATGGCCGGAACGGGTTTAATTATGTCAATATATTTGTTTCCATTCTCCCCAGTTATACGTATCTTTTCCCGTATTTTTCCTACCTATTAACATGAAGCCAGTCATATTATAACTATAAGCTTTTATTGTCACTACATCTAATCCATTTATATCTCCACCAATACGTGATATTATCTCAACAGTACCATAAAAGGTTCCATTCCCTTCAGGGCCATTGAAAGTCCCTGAAGTACTTGTATTAATTTCGTAAATATAAAGACCTGCCCTGGGAAAATTGGCAGGGTCTTTAAAATCTCCATTAAAATTCAATTTGGGAGTGATACGCACCAAATCATCCCTCTTTATTAGTACGCTGTCCTTACCTTTTAACCCTCTAACGTAATCAACACTGCTGACCGAAGTCATTTCATTTTCCTTAATATCCTCTGCCATACTTAACATATTTAAGGGGCATAATTTCCGGACGGAAATATTACCCGATTTAACATTTTAATTTTAGTCTCGTTTTGTAAATTAT